TTAGAATGATCACGTTGCTTTGTATATGAATCTAAATCTGTTGGTTTAATTATATTCCAAAATGAAAAGACGGGATTAGAATAAGTTACATCCCTTGGACCCATAGTCTTAGTATCCATATCCCATACATCTTCAAAATGACGTACATATGGTTGATTAAGTTGTGATACAAGTTTATTTACAGAATCAGGGTTACCTTCAATTGTTAAGCCATTATATACCCAGTTTGGCATACATTTCTTCTTTCTATTAGTTGGGTTAATTGGGTGTTATTCTATCACATCAACGTTGTCGTAATCAATTCGTAATTCCCCGCCTTCATCAACCCAATCGGACATATCTAATTGAATAGACTTCTCTAACGCTTCTTGCTCGCTATCTGCCTCTATCTCTGTGTGATAGGTAACAAATCTTTCTGCGTAAATTAAATACTTTGTCATATTATCCCTTTCGTAACGCCTTATTCTACCATTTCGTAAAACCTTTTGTCAAGGCCTTCGTAAATGTGAATTGGATCACATTCGTAATTGATTAATTATTCATCCCAATAGCTAACAATTGTATTTAATGTGATATGGATCATACAATCACAATCCCCGCCATTCATGTTTTCCATAAATTCAATATGGTCCAGGTTGTCCTCATAGATCATTGTCACAAGTTCATCAATGCTATACGGTTTAAAGCTTGTAGGGGTCATACGAGCACCTCGATAAAATTATTAAGTTCAAACGTCATACTTCCAACAGTAACTGTCTTATTAATTAAATTAATCTCTTTATATTCATATTCTTCTTCGTGGTCTACTTCGCCTATGTATAAGCCATAGCCTGTTTCTGAATCCCGCCCGTGCTTTGTCAACTGGTCAACTAGAATGCGAGTGCAATATGAAACATCGTTGATACGTGGCATAGCGGTGCGGATTGCCTGTTGCATATTTGCAACTGATTCTTCGCCGTCCCAGTGTGCATAAACATTTATATTTTGGGCGGGATTGTCAGTTGTGATGATTGTGTAATTAGTTCTTGCTCCCATTAGAGTATTGTTCCTATCACTAGTAAAATAGTTATTGTTATTACGGCAAGGATATACAGATTTTCCATAGCGTTTATCCTATCATATGGGAGGTGGGAAATCAAGTTCCCCACCCCCTATCTATATTTGATTAGAGATAACTAGCGATTGACTTCATAGTTGAGGCAGATACATATTCTTCCTCGGTCATACGCAAGATGTTGAGTGCATTGGTAATATCTTCTTTTGCAGAAGTAACGTTATGCTCATACACTACCTCAAAATCACGCTTAGGCTCTACTGGGAATCCAGCCAAGTTAGTTGGAACATCATAGTCAATGTTCACTAGATTATTATATGAGCGGTTTGATACACGGAAGTTAGTTGCTTGCGAGATATTTGCAACACAATAGTTCTGTAACTGTGTCTGATATTGTTTCCAAGCAGTTTGGTATGCTTCCTCGTTTGCTTGTGATGTTGCAAGTGTAGACTCTAGTGATGCTAACTTTGCTTCTAGTGCAGCAATTACTTTTGGTGTTGCTACTTTAACGGAGATTGCTCTAGCCATTTTGTTTCCTTTTCTGTTGTTGGGTGAGGTGTTATTCTACCATAGGCAGGTTGCCTTTGGCAAATCTATTTACGGCGTGTCTGAATAGGTCTATTAGTTCTAGCATACTGGACTTCATACTTTGGAAGATCCCCAGCCACATATTCAGTTTGTTTTACATCAAGCAACTTGCCTTGAAAGGCAACTGCCATTTTAGTTAGTTTGATTTCATCAGCAGAAGTTAATTCAACTTGTAAATCATTTAAGACATTGTATTCAACGCCATACTGAATACACTTGCCCAAACCATAGCCCATTTGGGCTTTGGTCGGGACTTGTAAAGTGATTACCATTATCTCTCCTCATAGTTAATAAGAACATAATCAGACACATCTAAATCACCATCATAGGAAGACACATTTATGCTATTTTCTAGCAAAGTTTGCAAAGCATCTTCATCTGTCATATCAACTGTAACTGTTCCTGCAATTTCGATAGTTGCAACAAACTCAATATCTTTAGTTAATGCAATATTAAAGAGTTCTGCAATCTTGAGGAGTGTTCCCTGATCCCCAGACTCAAGATAGTTTTCCTTGATAATATCCTCAAGTGCAACTGCCTTCTCATAGTCATTGAGAACCTGCTTTGCATCTTGTCTTGCTCGGTTCATATCCCAATCAAGTTCTACTGTTTTAATAGTTACATACTCAGCCTGACCATTTACAATCTTCTTGTAAGTAACCAAAGCATTTGGGTTGTAAATATCGGCGGGATTAGTAAGAGTTTCCATTTCATCTTCTTTCTTAGTAGTTATAGGACTAATTGTAACATCTACCACTGACATTAGTGTTAAACGCTCAAAGCATTTTGGGCAAATCTCGCTATGTGGATGACCATTAGGTTTAATAGTCATTTCAATATGTGCATCGCAATATGGGCAAACGTAATCCCATTTAAACCAGTTCATTAGTTTTCCTTTCATCAGGGCATTATTATATCGTAACCCACTGACATTTTCCATCCGACACGCCGTATATCGTAACTGTGTTTATTATCACACCCGACACGCCCGAGCGTGTCGACCCATTTTTGCAGCTTTGTCAACCCGACACGCCGTGATGATCAGTCAAACTTTTGCGATCTGTACGGGACTTGAACCCGTGATCTCTACCGTGACAGGGTAGCGATTTAACCAATTAATCTAACAGACCGTGATGGTGAGGGGCTTTCGCCCCTCACGATTTATTAAGCGGTAAGTGCAAGAACCTGCTTAACAATTTTATTTTTTTCTGCTGTAACAACAGGGTCAAATCCACTTGCACCTGCCATTAGCGAATCGCCACCCTTGCGGGCTGTGCGATAATAATCAAGGCGTTCGGTAAGTGCATTTACAACACCCCACGCTGTACCCTTGATATTAGCATTAGTAGGAGAGTTATGGTACAACTCATCTATGAGCAGAACCTTGTTTTCCCACTTCTTTACAGCACCCTTAACGTCTGCCTCTGGCTTAACATATAATTTGTTAATGATCTCAGAAAACTTTGCATTGGTAACTTCACGAGAGAACAACTCTTGTGCTTGCTTTTCGAATTCGTCCATATAGGAGAATGTCAAGCCTAAAGCCTCACGAGCAGCAGCGATCTTTCCATCTACTGTCTGAGTATGGCGAATCTTGAAAGATTGCTTAGCCTTACGCATAGCGAAATTAAGTGTATTCTGACACATAACACGAACAGGGGTAATTGCAGACTGAACAGCAACAGAACCATCGTGTGAAGTGTAGACTACGAGATAAAGATTAGTCTGATCGTTAGCACCATTAGGGTCAAGAACCATAGTGCGGGGAATTGACATTGTGCCGAATACAACACGACCATTCTTGAGAGAACCTGCACTTTCCCAATAGACATCTGAATTGCCATCGTGTAAGTTATCTGCGAATGAGAATAAATCTTCATTCTGAACTGTCTTATAGCGTGAGCCTACAACTGAGAGAACATCTTTTTGTCCTGCTGTATAAGGGTTATCACGTGTAACGAGAAAATTCTCGCTAACAGTAGTATAATTATCTGCAAGCAAATCAGACACAGACTCTAATTGAACATTCCAATTAGACAACTTAGCACCCTCTAGCATTTGTGCGGTTGTTACTTCTTCATCTTTTGTGAAGACCTTGTTAGCAAAACTATGCCAAGCAGGGTTAGTGCGGGTAGATACAGCGAGAGATACTTCACCAGACTCAACTTCTGAGCGGTGAACTTGTGACATAGGGTTAGTCATATTTTCCTTCTTTCTTGTTAATGTATGCCTATTCTAGCAGATGGCACTGACACTTGTCTATTCCGTAAAGCAAGATAAACAAACATTTGTCCGTAATGTCCGATTTTTTGAATGTGATAAACATCACCTCGTAATTGACTAGTCAAACTTTATCCACAACCTGTGTACGACACGCCCGAGCGTGTCGACCCAAAAAAATGCATTTGTCAAATGCAACACGCTAATTATCTTTTAATAATTCCCAAGCTTTAATTAAGAATGCAGCAATGGCCCATATTAATCCGTATACATAAATATAAGCCATTGCAGTCATTACCCACCCCATTTAAATTAATCTAACACGGACCAATAACGAATTCCTAAATTGTCTGAACAGTAACGTGCAACGTCACTGTGTGCAGTTTCATTGTAAAAATATTTTACACGTTGACCCTTGATCGCAACCTTGAAAAAAATATCATCATTGCCATCTTGCCAAACTTTGCAATTGTCATCTGCAAACACGGAATGCCATTTGGCATTCCCGACTGGTGGATGCTTAGCCATTACGCCACCTCCCCAATTAAAATATTTGGCTCTTCGGTGATAGTATCCACAACTGAAGAATGCAATTCATTACGCATTCTAGTTAATGCAGAACCTGGCCAACCTGCTGAAAGAATTCTCTTTGCAAGTTTCATCAGATTATAATCAGGATTATTTTTTTCTGCAATTTCTAGCAGAGACTTAGCCAAGTCTGTGTTGCCTTGTTCAATATGATACATCGCAGAAATTGTGTCATATGCATATCCTTCTCGTGCATTAGTTACTCGTGAAAGATAATTGACAAAATCAACGCATACCTGCATACCATAATCGGACGGGAGACCAAGGAAGTAATCACGAATCTGCAGGTCATTATTTACGGCATAGGTAATCGTTAATAGCATACCGTCAGAGACTTCAATCTCGTTGATAAATTGTTCAATTGCGAAGTCAATTGTATCTTTGGCTTCGCCACGGGTTAGGGATGTGTTCATTGTTAGTTTCCATTCTTTGGTTGGGTTGAGGATGTTATTGTAGCAGGTACCACTGACATTTGCCAAGTGGCTTTCTTGAAATTATCCCAGAGGGTATCCATTTCATTAAACAGATCTTGAGCAGACTTATCAGACATTACTCCCCCTCATCATATTCAAGATAAAGCGGGAAGGAATCAGAGTAAAACTCTGCAACAGAGTCTTGACATTCAGGGCATACATAATCATCCCCATAAATATCATACTCTTCTTCAGAGTAGAATACTTCGCTTGTACCGCATACTTCATAGTATAGGCAAGCGACTTCAAAAATAGTTTCATTAGTCATTATTTGACCTCCTCTAGTGTTAGGCATAGTGGGTTGCATTCGCAATAATCAAAATCAAAATCACCATCTGGAGATACCCAGCCAGTAATTCCTTGACCATAGCAAAAATCGCAGGACTTGAAGATACACTCCCAGCAAGTAGAATCGGAAGTATAGGGAGCGTCATATACTGAAATATCAGATAAACGCTTATTGCAATCTTTGCAATATGTGGCAATAGTAGACATTTAATGCCCCTTTCTTTTCTTGATAGTTGGAAGTATACCAGAACCCACTGACATTATCCACTTGTACCCGCCAGTATTTATGAGATTAAAATCACACGCCGTAAACGGCGTGTCGTATTGACAATGACCAGTCAGGCGGGTCGACCCAAAATAAGCTAATTGTCAAATTTATTTTTTATATTTTATTTTGCGTGTATATTTTTTCTTGTTACGAATTGGAGTTGCAGCATTTGATCTCCGCAACTCTTGAACACGATTTACTTTATTCATTATTTTCTCCCGCAATTTCACGACACTTCTCACATTCTGATTCTATTCCACCAAGGTGAATTGTTGTTACCATTACTTTCCACCAACTTTTCCGCTACGATAAAAAATCTTTGTGTACATTTTTCCATCAGGTAAAGTTAAATTGTAGGTTGCATATTCATCTGCAAATCCCCAATCGGTGCAACGACCAAACGAGTCAAACGCATCAAGTGCATCAGCATAAGAGTGAATAGAGTGTGGGACGGGATTTTCGTCATAGGTTGTTGTAATTTTATACATTAGTTATTCCAATCTAGTGTTACACATTTGCAGGGATTTATAGTTATTGTATCAGACCCCACTGACACTGTTGCAAGAGTATCGCAATCATCGCATATAAATATTGCATCAGACATAGTAAGCCATTTCTGTTAGAAGATGAGCATTGCCATCTTTATCGGATTTAAGAGATAATTCGCAAGGCTGACATTCCCAAGCATAGCGAATTGTGCGACCCGTTCCAAGTGTAGCAATACACATATGGGTCATCTTTTGTGAGCATACTGGGCAATAGGCAGAAATCTCCTGCCCTAGCCCACCAATTTTAATTGTCATAGTAATTCACTATCCAATCCGACATAAATTGTTGTCCAGAAATCTTCTGGAATAAACTTATGCACTTCGGGGTTATACGTAGGGCGAACCTTGCAAGCATAAGCAAGATAACCCTCTGGTGTAGAGTGGTGCATATCCTTTCGGAAATCTGCATATTGGATTATGCCTTGTCCTTTTGAGGACTTTACATATTTGCCTTCTAAGGCTTCTGAGATTAGCATATTTGCTACCTTCTTTCTTTCTTGTTAATTGGTAATTATAGCATTGACCACTGACATTAGAGGCAGTGGATACACTCACACTTAGGGGCATTACCACCCAAGAGGATTTTTAATAAGGCTATACGCTGAGGCGTAGATAAGCCATAAGATGAGGTACATCCCCCATTGTTAAAATCGTGAATAATACGATTTTCTAAGGTAGCAGGGATATTTAAGGCTAAGCCTATATTTGTTAGTGTAGTCATTTTGACCACCTTTCTTTTTTAACTGTTTAACTATCGCTAGTTTAACATACTTTTTCGCTACTATCAAGTATACTGGCTAGTAGTCTCAACCTTTGAGACGCTTAGCGGTGTGATATAAGCCACACGCTTTATAGCATTATTTAATTTTATAACTGGAAGTTTATCACACTTAAACGGAAAAATCAAGCGACACGCCGTATATTTTAGGTGAACTTAAGGTTAATTATAATCCACAATCTGTGGATAAACCTGTGGATAACGCATCGACAAAAATTAGTTGATTATTCAACTAATTTGTTTTTATATTTTGTTTTGCGATTATATTTCTTTTTATTTTGCAGAGGCGTAGCAGCATTGCTACGCCTAAGCTCTTGTATGCGTTTAACTTTTTCCATTATAGATTTTTGAAACATTCGTCCCAGAACCTGTCAGAATCAAAACGCTCGTTATCTGCTGCAAACATTTCGATGAAATCATTTACTAAATCTTCTAACACTTCTAATTTCATTTCTGAACCATAAGAGTTTAAAATTTCAGCAGTTGCAACATAGTCTTTTCTTGTCATCATTTTATTTTCTATCCTTTTTATTAGTAGATGGCGGGAGTGTCAGTATTAGTGGGCAGTCCCGCCAAGATTTATTATATCATTACTTTGCTGTTTTTACCATTGCAAAACGCTTTTGACCATTTGCTAAAGTAAGACCAACACGAGTTACAGTCTTGCTAATTGGTGCGAAAGAGTTAATGCGACCTGTTACACCTGTTGTTGAGGTTGTGAATAGATCTCCGACTTGATATGTATATCCGTTGAGTGACATTTAGTTTTCCTTTTCTTTTTTTCTTTGTTGGGTTTTGTGTTGAGCCTTTTTATATCTTGCTCAGGATATTTGGCGATTTGCCAAACTTACTTGATTGTTACAGTAGTCCAGCGATCCTTGCCGTCTACTGACAACTTAACACGAGACTGATTAGGCTTAACATTTACGATCTCCTTGATCGTGCCTGTTACCTTGCTACGTTGTGTAGTAAAAAGATCGCCTACCTGATATGTACGATTTTCTGTTGTCATTATTTTTTATCCTTTTCTTGTTGTTGTTAGTAGTAGTCTACCATAGACCACTGACATTTGTTAGGGTTGAAGGTCTGAGCGACACCCAGCATATGGACACCGAACGTGGGTCGGGCGGTGGTAGGTCATAGTGTAATGCCACTTATGACTATTAGATTTAGCCTGTGCCATATTTGGCATAAGTGCTAACGCTATACCTAATACGATTATCTTAGTTTTCATTTTGCCCCCAAGTCTTTACGTCTTTTACAATAGCATACATTAGCATACATAGGGGCGGGAGTGCAAGTAGCATTAGCCCTCTTACAATATAGGTTAGGATAATCATTTATAAAATCTCCAATTCATCAAACGAATCAACTGGTACAAATACTGATTCTAATTCTTCATTATTTAATTCATCAAGCATTGATTGATATCCATCAGCCAATTCAGACCAACGATCTGTGTTAGTGTTATCAAATGAGTATGACATTTTGTCACCTTTCTTTAGTAGTTCTTTTCCTTGCCCGATTATTTGCCTACTGTGTAGGGCTCACGGGATTTATCTTTATTTAATTGTTATGACGGTAGTCTATCAGATAGCACTGACAAAATCAACACGACACGCCGTTAGCGTGTCTGTGAGTTACGCCACATCTTGACTAGGCTACCATAACGGCGGGCGATTTCAACCGCCTTTTGGTTAGGCTCAAGAGCAAGAGGGTCGCTCTGATACTTAGCGTTAAGATATAGAGCCTGATTTACTGATAAAGCAGGGCGGGGAGATGGAGCGAATCCACCAAACTCTAAGCCAAACTCTTTAGCAATATCGGTACGGATTTCATTATAGTATTCATTATATGTAGTCATTAGTTAGACTCACTTTCTTTTTAGTGTTAATAACCTTTATTAACTCTTATAGTAGAATACTAGCATACTATTTTGGAAAAATCAAGTCGCAAAACGGACAAAATAGGACAAATTAAAAAATATTTTTAAGTGTGACTGGTCATTTATGTGTACAAATTGGACATTTCGGGCGGACTATTATTTTTTGCTTTTTGTGCCAGAAAAATGTATCATACATCAAAAATATACATTAACATTTTGATCAAATTTAAAACTGAGAAATTCCTGAGAAAATAGAATGATCCATAACTAAAATTATGGATCATTTAAATGGTTTATTTAGACCAGAATTTAACTTTAGAAATTAGGCGGGAGAAAAAAGCTTCAATAGCAGCTTCCCATTCAGCACCTTTTGCACCTGGATTATCATGACCATATGGTTTTTTCTCAAAGTAAGGAGATTGCATATTGCGTCTATTGTATCTTGGGCTCATGATAATATAATTATATCATTATTTATTCAAAGTCGTGAATTAGATCTTTATCAGGATTTGCTTCATCTTCAAATTTAAAAGATGGGGCGGGAGCTAGAACTTCTCCAAGTTCATGCATCTTTAATAATTTATTGGCATCTGCACCTAACTTATCAGCAATAATCATGAGCATATCATAATTACGCTGTTCTTGGATAAATATAGCTCCTAATAAATCTCTTATGTTTTCATTTAGATCTACATTAGGTTCTTTTAATTCACTCATATGTTTATACCTCCATTCCATATTTTTTAGCAAGATATCCGATATAGCTATCTTTTGGAAAAAAATTTTTATTAACTCTAGTAGATGCTACAGAAGAAGTGATGTGAGCAGTATAACTATCTTTTGATATGATTTTTATTTTTTCTGCTACTTTAGGGTCGGGATGAAAATGCATATGCGCATATTGCCAATTTATAGGGTAAAAAGTTTTCTCTGACTGAACATACTTTTTCAAATTAAATTTTTCAACTGCTTGCTCTAGCAATATAGGACCTAATTCAATAGGTGGTCCAGGATATGAAGGATTCCAATTAATTGCAGATTTGTCTACATTTAAGCAATACTCATACATGTATTTTAAAGCTTCACTATTGGGCGGGAGTTTTAAAACAGCATTGTTTACTTTGGATATATACTCATGATCTTCTTCTAATCCTAGGATATAATCACCAAAGTTCCAATCATCTCTTAGACATATAGCATCCATATCTACCCATATATGATCTGTATCCATTAGCATCTTATATCGGAACATATCCGAAAATGGTTGCCAATATCCTTTCTCGCCGTATATCATATCTTCTGGCATTATCTCTCTGGCATCTCTTAATATCGCTCCAGATGGCACTTCTAGGCTTTTATCGTAAGCATAAAGGGTAAAATCATATCCGTTAGCCAAATAAGACTTAATGGTAAGTTTTTCTAGATTATTTAAATGTGATCCATACCACATTGAGGCAAAACTATTCATCTTTATTATCCAATATGTAATATGTTATGTGATCCCATTTATTATTCTCCATACCCGCCGAATTATTGATCTCTAAATGGCCATCAGGCGTATTTTCGAAATAAATCCATGGAATATTACGGTCTAATTCGACCTTTCCAGCGTAATGATGATCATTTCCCTGCTTAATATGAAGCAAAATGGCAAAATTTTCCTGTTCATCCTCCCCGAACGGCTCAATGTACGCTCGTTCAGTGATTATTTTCGCCATTTGCATTTGTTTCTGACAATAATGGATAGTCTTCATTCATCATCTTGTTAAATTCTTCATCTCCAAGCCAAAAAATGTTGTCTAAAACACGCCAAGAGAAGTTTTCACCTCTTGCAAGGTAGTATTCTATCGCCCAAGACAAAACTTCTGAGTCTAACTTTCGTCCCGCCTCAATAATTTTTGTATATGTTTGACCTTTTACAGTGCGAGTGGAGAAAATAGCTCCAGAGTTGCTAGGCTTGAACGACTCTGGCATATCGGAATTGGTTAGCCAGTCGCATTTAAAGACCTTGCAGGGGATTGTAGGCCTATTTTCATAAGCCCCACATCCAACGCCTTGATTTAAGAACCCACATGGGTGCAAAGTGCCGTCTTTTTCTTGACCAATCCAGGATTTACGACCATCCGACAGATTGATGTCGCCCCTAAGATGACCTTCACAGCATTTTGTACATTCGCCACATGAGCGATTGTTTACAATAGGCAAAAGGTCCATTTCCTACTTCCGACTCACTTTTCCGTCAAGCGATTTGCAAGAATTTTGGGTGTAACAAGAGCATGTTGTTTATTTGAAACTTTAATTCCACCTACTGAGTATGCCCAAGCTACAAGTTGAGAGCAAATTACGCTATTTTCGTTTTCAGCACGTCGCATATTTGGAAACCAGCCAAGAAATAGAATTTTAAGGGCAATGTTTACAATTGACCAAAACCCATATTTATCTCCAACAAACTGTTTTGACCTATTTGCAATATGTTGTCCAACTTCAGGCAAAACATTATCAACTTTAGTATTCCAGAGTATCGGCATCCCGTCATATTTTGAAAAATCACTTATAGTGACCCCTACTGGTCTTGCTTCTACAATTTTGCCATCGCCGATATAGATTCCAGCATGGTTCCACTTTGAACCAGTACCAAATCTTATTAGCCAGCCTGCCCAGCCATTTGTTCTTACTACAAAATAATCGCCAACACTAGGCATTTCTGATCTCCTTTAAAATATTTTCATATAGCTGTAGTCCTGCAATTTGCTCGTACCCACATGCTGTACAGTATAGCACGATATCGTCTTCTACACTTTTGTGCACAAGCCAATATATAACATCGCTAAATGTGTAATCTGATTTATGATTAGGACAGGCGAGAGGTTTTACCCTGCCCGCCTGCGCTAAGTTGTAATACTGAGAGAATACTTGAATTTTCATCAGTATGCTATGTTTGCCTTCTGAAATACAGATGTGACATATTGGTAGACAGTAGGATTCCCTGAAACTGGCTTGAACCAGGTTGCCATATTGCCTGCTCTTGATGGGCACAAATGTGCTGCTACAGCTTTTCTCCAGTCATGGTACAGCGCATAAGACGATTTTAGTTCGCCAATCATACGTTCATCCTGTACCCATTCTGGTGCATCACAAGCATTTTTGTATCCCATAAAGTTATTCCATGATGTAGACATGTATTGGAAAGCTCCACATGCACTGCTGGAATAAGACTTTCTATAATATGCACCAACTCCCCCAGTCTCTTGAGAAAGAATTGCATTGGAAAGTCTTGATATTATTACCCTTGGATCTACTCTTTGATTTAATTTTAGCATTTTGCTATAAGCGGGCATTTCAAAAGTTTTGCCAGTGGACAGATCATTAATAAAATAAACTGTATTGCTTGCATTTCTTTTATTATTATTTAATATATCTATATTAATAATATTTTTAATATTAACTAAATTAATATATTTATTAATATATAATATATTTTTATTATACACGATAGTTTTTGCTGTTAAAGCGTGGGCTTCGGAATTTACTCCAAAAAATAATGTGAGAATCATCACACACACCATTGTCCACGTTGTTCTTATCCTTGTTTTGTTCTCATTGTTCATTTTGAACCTCCTTGAGGAAAGAGTAGTAAACACAATCGTATCATGATACAATTAGAAAAACAAGTTTGGAGCCTAATTAAGCGTGAAAATTTCCTTTACTGGTGACGCAATGCGATATATGTCTAAAAATGCTGGATATGGTCAAGCAGCTCAAATGATATATAAATCTTTTAATAAACTTGGTGTAAATTGTGGTTTTGAAATTGATAATCCAGATATTGAAATTTCATGGGCAGATCCATGGAGCCATAAATTTAAAAATAAAAATGCTTACAAGATTGCTTACTCTGCTTGGGAATCAACTGGTTTAACAAAAGATCAAATTAAAAATTTTGAAGAAGCAGATGAAATTTGGGGCACATCTCCATGGGTAGCAAATATTTTTAAACATCATTTTCCAGATAAACCTGTTTTTTATTATAAACATGGCATTGATGAAAGATTTATTCCCAAAAAAAGAAAATCTGCTCATGATCCATTTACATTTTTACATATAGGTGAGCCTTTTGCCAGAAAAGATGCACAGATGCTAACTGAAGCATTTATAGAATTGTTTGGTAATGATCCTAAATATAGATTGATAATGAAAGCTTCTAGAATGAATAATGTTAAAGTTAAAGATAAATGGGGGTATTGGTCTTCACCGTCAGCTTTGTATGACAACATTGTTTGTATAGATGTTTTTTTTACTGATCAACAAATGATTGATTTATATTCTTTGTCGGATGTTTTTGTTTACCCTAGCTGGGGAGAGGGTTTTGGTTTTCAACCTTTAGAAGCTTTAGCAACTGGAATGCCAGTAATAAGCACAGTTGATTGGGCAGATTATAAAAAATATGTTCCTTTTGTAATTGAAACAAATCTTTCTACAAATCCTTGGCAAGATATACATCCTGGATTTATGTATGAACCAAATAAAGAAAGTTTAAAAACAAATATGATTAACTGTGTAAATAATTATGAAAATGTTGCAAAAGAAACGTTTAGAAAAGCTTTTGAAATACATCAAGAGTACGATTGGCTTGAAGTTACAAAACCAGTTGTTCAAAGATTAAAAGAAATATATAAAAATCTTTAAATTTTGATTTTCAAAATGTCAATGTGGTACACTTAAACCTCAATCAAAAAACTAGGAGAAGAAATGTCTAATTCAATTGAAAACCCATATGAAAACTTTATTGCTTTATCTCGATATGCGAGATGGCTTGAAGATGAAAATCGTCGTGAAACATGGGGTGAAACTGTAGACCGCTACTTTAACTTTATGGTTGAGCATCTTGAAAAAAATAACAACTATAAGCCAGATGCAAAGCTTGTTGCAGAATTGCGTGATGCTGTATTTAACCGTAACGTTATGCCATCAATGCGTTCTGTTATGACTGCAGGACCCGCACTAGAAAGAGAAAATGTTGCAGGATATAACTGTTCATTTATACCAGTAGATAATGCTCGTTCATTTGATGAAGCAATGTATATTCTTATGTGTGGAACTGGTGTTGGATTTTCTGTTGAGTATAAGTACATAAATAAACTTCCCGCTCTTCCAGAAACTCTTGAGAAGTCAAGTACAGTAGTTATTGTTGGAGATTCTAAAGAAGGTTGGGCAAAAGCATATCGTGAACTCTTAGGTCTTTTGTGGGCAGGACAGATTCCACAGATTGATGTTAGCAAAGTTCGTCCTTCAGGTGCACGTCTTAAAACAATGGGTGGAAGATCATCAGGTCCTCAACCATTAGTTAATCTTTTTGATTTTACAATTCAAGTATTTAAGGGAGCACTTGGCCGTCAACTTAAGCCAATTGAATGTCACGACATTATGTGTAAGATTGGAGAAGTTGTAGTTGTTGGCGGAGTACGTCGTTCAGCACTTATATCTCTTTCAAATATTAACGATATTGAAATGGCAGCAGCTAAAGCTGGTAATTGGTGGGAATCAAATGCTCAACGTGCACTAGCAAATAACTCTGTTGCATATTCACGTAAGCCAGAGATGGCACAGTTTATTTCAGAATGGAAAT